TTGCACCTTTCGCGGAATTTACTAAATCATCCATTTTGTTTCTATGTCTTCATTTCGTAAAAATCGATAATCAGTCCTATATTTGCAATTGCATAACCGATAAAAGTTATCATCATACCGATGCGTTTCTCTCCTGTGTAGTTGATAGACTGCCATGCATACAAAAGAGTCGCGACCGCAAGAGGAAACATTGGGTTCATACTTCTTTCCCTCGGAAGTAAGCAACACCTTGCGAAACCTCGCAAAGTTCAGGCGGCAATAATTTTCCATCCTTGAATGTCAGAACCGCGAATCCGCTTGCCCACGGCGTAGGATTTCCCTCGCAGTATGCAAACTGTTCTCCTCCGGGTTCAGCAAGAGTGCCTGAATCGACCCCGTAGGCCGCGCCACCATAACCACGCCAAACATTTATCATCAACCGATGCAAATGTCCTGTAACGATTGCCGCAGAACCTTGATTAAGGTTAAGCATAGATTTTAAGGCGTTGTTATAGGTTGCGTGAACCCCGTTATGCCACCGATGTTTGATAACAGTTGAATTATTTATATCCAAACGCCAAGTCGTGTTCCAACCGGGGAAAAAATCAAACAAATCGTTCATCGTTTCAACTTCAATCGCATTAAGGGTCAGATACCGATGGAGCCGAATATCGTGATTACCGAATGTCCAGTATTTTTTTGCGTTTTTGTTCGCATTTGCAATCTCAGAAAGACGGTCTTGGCAAGCCTCAATCTCGCGCTTAACAGTCGGAGGGTTTTCGCCATAAAGAGGTTCATGCCTTGAGATTCGCGCTCCATCGAAGACATCACCATTGAGCACAATAACCGATGGTTTCATCTCTCCTATCAGTTTCACAAAAGCCTTGTGCGCGACTGTTTCTATGTCAGGCCAATAGTGACAATCTGACGCAACAAAGATTTGCCCGTTCTTGATTTCGTGGTGCATAACGCCACGCGACTCAGGGATAACAGGCTTAGTATTAACGCTTTTTTGAGTTGCGGCGAAAGATGGTAAGTGATGACCTAGAGATTCTAGTCGTCTGCGGCGAATGTAAATCTGACGGGCATCCTTCAGACCTAGAGCATTCATTACTTTTAACGGACTTCCCAACCTTTTCCAAAGTTCTATAAATTCTTCATCTGTTACTTTTCCGGGCATTACGCTTCTCCAGTTTCCATGCATCTATCGGGGGATTGGTTGCGGTATCAAATTCGCAAGAAATTGCGACTGCCTCCGCAGGTGATTTTCCAAGTCTCATTGCGGCAATGGCATAGTTCGCACCAGTTCCAATTGCCCAAAAGTCATTTTTAATTTTCGCGGGGATAATGCACGACTCGTAAACCCACAATCCGTCATGCCTTAATTCGAGGATGGTTACATCTGTGTCCGAATCTATCTCGGAACCTGCCTCAATCGCTTGATAGAACTTGAGCAGTTTGTCCCAATCTCCGCAACCACCATATATGGATTCTTTGCCTCTGCGGAGTTTTTCAACTAGATAGAACGAATCCTCACCACTCACCATCGAGTCGGCGGCAATTTCTAGAGTAGAGAATCGCGCCGCAATGGTTGTCATTTAGTGACTAGACTCAACAACAAAACGATTATAAATCCCGCAGAACCTATTAGGATTTGCTCTAACCGTTTGAGTCTTGCGTTTATCCCAAGATAGCGTTCAGCACAAACGGCCTCATGGGTGTCTAGTTGTCCTTTTACATCTCCGATGCTTGCCATTATTCACCCCAGTTCTGGTTGCCAACCACCGTAATCAAAGCCTCGACCGTGGTGCAAGCCGCAATCGCCGCCTCTAGCCTGTCGCACTCAGCCACAATCGCCGCACGCTTTGTGACCACATCTGCTGGTATAGCGACATTGCGTTCAGCCTTCCTGACCACCATCCAATCGGTCTGGGCAAGCATAGAGCCAGCCGTGTCTTTGACCTGTGCAATCCATTGGCTCTTGAGTCCTTTGGTGACTAGACGCTCTGCTGAGTCCACCATCGCAGGTTGACCATCGACTGTGCCCAAGACCTGAACCCACATAGGGTTGCCTTGGTTGTCTACTTCCTCACGGTCATTCAAAAGTTTAGGATTGCCAACGCCCCAATAGAAGCGTTGGTCATACTGCTCTGGGTCTGCTACCTCTACCACGCCTAACTGCTCACGCAGGGCAGGGTCACGCAGGTGTGGGTAGCGTATGCCACCGATGACCTGTTCAGAGTCGATTGAGATTGGATTACCGTTTAGTTGAAACATAATTACCTCGCAAGAGAATACTTAAAGGGGTTTTCCGCAAAACAGGCGTAGATGTATGTGTAATTATTGATGTTTGTATCGGCAGAAGCAGACCTCATCTTGAAACCATTAGACAAAAAATCCATTGGAGAAATATCAGCACCGCCATTATCTTCGCTATTAGCCAAGTTAGGCCACAAAACGCTACCAGATTGATTGTATGTATCTCGTGCGGTATCAATAACAAACCAGTTTGTTGCATTACTAGACGATTTAATCATCACATACCTCGGCCTAAACCCCGTGTACACAAAAGGCCCATCCGCAGCGCCATTGCCCGTGTAACTACCAAAGGCAGAATAGCCAGCCACTGCGGCAAAGCAATAAGCAACCGAAGTGTAAACTGAATAGTTTGTTGAACCAGCACTTCCAGCACCAGCGCCCATTGTAATTACGGTTGATGATGGAGCAGTATTATTCCAAGGGTCTATTAGTGCGGCATAACCCGCTGTTGTGTTTAAGTTAAGATACCCATTTTGAGGAGTTGCGTTCATAGATTTGTGATACACAACCCAGTTAGCCGCAAGTCCTCGGTATTTCATAATTATCATATCTGGAGTAGTTGCTACTCCACCTACCTGACAACCATGACCAACTGTTGCACCTGCGGTATTGTTTGTAGTAAAGGTAACAATTGAAAACCCGCTAGTAGTGTTTGCTCTTACTGTGCTGGCTATCGATGGTACGTTTGCTGGTGAAGTAGCGTACTGCCCAACAGAGATTGTTTGGTTAGACCCGCCAGCGTTCCATTGCCATGCAACATAGGTTGACCCGTTTGTATTAGTTTCGTTGTTTGTACCAAGCGAGAATCCGTTTGAATTAAACGCAGTTAAAGTACCTGTTTCTGTCGCTTCAATGTTTGTTAAGTTTGAATAAAGTGCTTTTTCTACACCACGAACAGCATCAAATAAACGATGTGAATTTGCGCCACTTCTTAACTTATCCCAAACAAAATCAGGTTGCATAAAGCCACTATTAGTTATGCTTCTAGCGGTTGCATTTCCTGTATATAGCGTTACATCCATGTACTTATTCGCCTGTGTAGTGCTAGTAGCACCGATGGTCGGCGTAGGCAGATTAGTTGTACACAATGCCTTAAAGCCAGAGGGGGCTGTGTTTGCTACATAAGCCGACCCATTCCACTTTTCAAATGGGCGTTGTCCAAAATTAATAGTTTGCGTTCCACCAGTACCCGCAGTACTAACGCCAGCAAAGAATGTTCCAGACAAACCAGTAAACGCAGTTCCTTGGCTAACTCCGTTTTTGTAATAAGTTAATGTTCCAGCGTCTAAGTCTAACGCAACACCAATAATGTCACCGCTTGCATAAGATGCCCCGTATGCCGTGCCAGTTGCGCTATTGTATTTATTACCGTTAGTTTTGTAATATCCGTAACTTGTTGCTTGACTCCCAAAATAACCAGTTGTTACTACATCGGCTTTTGTAATTCCAATCATATCTTCTGCGGTTGCTGAAGCAGTAACTTCCCAATACCACTTGCCAGATGAAATTGCTATTGTAGATTTTGCAAAATAGTTGATGCCGTTAAGTAACGCCTGAAGATTTCCATTAGATAGAGTAGCCGCCGCAGTTTTATCTAGTGGATTCAAAGTACAGTAATTCCCACGCACCTCACCACCAACACCTGTGTCTGTACCGTATGCCGTAGGTGAATCCACCATCGAGTCATTGCCAGCACCAGCGGTTACAGAGAATAGATTAGGTGTCCAGTTGTTACCGTTGCCTGAACTATCCTTGCCTAGCGTTGTGCTGGTCGTGCCAGAGTTGTCTGCAAACTTTAGGTAGAACCCGTTAGTGCCGTATGTGCTAGAGTAAGCCTTGGGCTTCCATACACCTGTGGCAGAATCAGTTTCACCGAATGAGGATGGGGTTAGGGCTTGACCGTCAACGAAGTTGACTTCGGTTAGGTAGCCGTTGAGATAATTTGATGCCGCCCCTAACCGAGAACGACTACCTATTGTATGAAAATTTGTAGTGTTAAATGCAGAGTCATAGTTTTGTGGGGGATAAGTACCACTTAAAGTTTGTTGAATCCCGTTTAGATATATCTTTACACGGTTTGTGTTTGTTGCTTGAGTTGTGTCGATAGCAAATACAACATGATACCAAGCAGAAAAATCTCTAAGCACAGCCGCAGTTGTAACTGGATAAGTGCCATCGCCAAAATTTGCAAGCAAAGAGTTGCCATTAGTGCCATCAAACCCCACAAAATCTGTTTGTGTACTATCAGCATTTACACCAGCACCCATAATTCCAACCAATGCGTTTGCTTGACTTCTTTTAATCCAAGCAGAGAAAGTAAAGATTCTACGGTTACCAGCAGAGCCAGGTGTTCTATTCAGATACGCCGTATCCGCAGAGTTAAACCGCAGACTGCGCTGTATCTGATAGCCGCCTCCAGTAGACGGGACTAATCCCGCTTGAAGCATCGTCATGCCATAGCCCCTGAGTGCGTTACATAGACATTAGTGCCGTCTGACCAATATGACAGTAAATAAGTCCCTGCCGCAGAGATAGCCGCTAATGCGCCCGTCTGAACCTTTGTATTTGCATGGGCAGAAACCGTATATGCACCTGTGTTAACCAATAGAATGAATCCAGACTGTCCAGCAGTTATATTTGTAAATGTCAGGGTAAAGTTGCCTGTCGGAGTGCATTTGAAATTGTTGGTTGCGTTCATGTCGAACGAACCGTCATTGTCTGTTGTAACCGTTCCGCGCTGAGAAACCGTGAAAGTCTGAGCCACATCAGTCTTAGCGGTGTCTACATCGTAAGCCTGAACATCTGTTCCGATAACTAAACCATAAACCTTTGTTAACAAATCAGATGTTTGGTTTAAATCTCCGATAGAAATCCACGCATCGTTATCCGCATTTCGGATTTTTAAGACGCTCGGGTTTGCCGCAGTATCGACCCATAATTGATGAGCAAAAGTTGTGCTTGGCGCGGTTGAGCCTGAAGAGGTTGATGCCAATGCCGCAAGTGCATTGTTCAGGTCAGTTCTAAAGGCTGGAAAGCCTTGGTTTGCAATATTCATGTCGTGTTGTGACATTGTTTCTCCTTATACGGCAAGTTCGCCGTAACCAATTGCCGTGTAATCGAAGGTTCGATTTACCACAGAACCACTCGAATTTAAGAACTTAATTGTAAATGATGATGCGGTTTTTGAGGTGATTGTGAAATAGTCACCTTGCGCCAAATTCTGAGCCGCAATGCCAATTGCCGGGATTGCCTTGAATGCGGGAGTGAAGTTAACAACTTTGCCACCCGCGTCTGTACCTGAAACAATATCCGCGCCACCCGCAACTCGGTCAGGCATATCTATCGTGACCTGCAAAACGGAAACAGTTGGCGAGGCATCTGTATCATCAGAGGTTAATACACAACGGAATCTCAGCCCTCGAGCCTTATAGTCTCCAACAAAGAACCGCCTATAACTCGACCATGTAGGTGTTCCCGCAGGGTCATCCTCGGTAATAGAGACTTGCAACTCCACATTGCAATCATCAAAGGCATTTGGGTCGCCATCGAAAAACCCAAGTCGCTCATCAAATGTGCCATGTGCATCATCAAACAAATTCACATAATCCACTCGACCTGTTTCTAGATATGCCGTGACCCTACTTGTATAAATCGCACCCAAGTCAACTACGGTCGCAAAATCATAATATCCAGTTGTGGAAACAAACCCGCCGCCGCCATCAAAATCGCCATCTCGGTCATCAAACAATCCAGAAACATCATCAAAATCAACCGATGTATCTAAAACCAATTGAGAATCAACAACCTTGACCTCATATTTGTTTCCAGTAAACGCAGGACTTTCGGTAAGAGTTTGAACAATATTTAGACCTTTGATGTCCTCAATGATTGCCGTAATCTCTGATGCGTTTGTGGATGAGTTTCCAGACTTATCAATTGACTTAATAAAATAAGTTCCCGTCATCGCGGGGACTGTTGCCGTTGTAGCAGGTCTAGAAATCTTAGGCAGTAAATCAACCGCCGCATCATATGTCGCGCCCGTGGTGAGGCGAGAATGCCTTATCTTGTAATGAGAAAGGTCTAAGTCAGGAGTCGCAGTCCAAGAAAGATGAGCCTCTGCGCCAACAATATTGATGGTGAAATTTGTTACATCTTGCGGTGCGGCAGTTTTTCCAACAGTCGTATGAGAAACAGTTGCCCAATCTGAACGAACTCCAAGACTATTTATAATTCTTGCTCGAACATTATAAGTAACACTATCTAAGACATTAACAAATTCAAAAATATTGTTGGTTCCTTCTCCAACACCTATCCAATCAGTATCAGTAGAAAGTTTTGCTTGAACCTCGTATCCAGCGAAAAACGCAGATTCTCCAGTAACATTTATGACTAATTTTGTAAGTGCCTCTTGATTAACAACAATAAGGTCATCGGAAACAGAAAGACCCGGAGTAATAACATCAAACGGGTCGGGCAGATTAGTATTTGGAGCAATATCAACCGTTGTCTCCATGCCTGAGTTCCAATCGTAGACACCAGAGGCAGTTTCTCGCAAGGAAAGATTGACAATTGGGGTTGAGCCAGAATCAGAACTTACGAATTCAAAGTCCCAATTTATCACTTCAAAAATCTTAGAACTCCATCCATATCTAGGAATTGTTAGATTTACGGTATCTCCGGGCTGAAGAGCAAAAGCAGTCAATTTGCAAGACATCGTGACAGAAATCTGTTGTCTTGCCTTCTCAAGGTCAATCTTCGCCAAACGCTGACAGGTTGCAACCGAGGTCGTAAACGGCAACTGAATGTCTTTATAAATTCTTTCGTTGTCCTCGGCCTCATAGGTTGCATTAGTCTGAGGGGGGAAACTGCTTAGTTGATAAAGGGTCTGCGGTTCGGAATAAGTGCCTTTGACTGCGTTAAAAATATCCCTGCGAGACTGAGAACCTTGAATTGTTATCTCTCCAACAATGTCGTCATCAGTCAGGGTTAGACTTGGGGAACGATATGCCGCAACACGCAAGACCCATTTCCCGCCAACATAAGCCAATTGCCCACCACAGGCGGTCAGCATCTTGCCTAGAACATCCTTTGGTTTCTCGCCTGAAGAGAATGCGCCATTGATGGTGTAACGCTTTTCTGTGCCACCAGCCGCCAAAGAAACATTCTCATCGCAAATATTTGCCGCAGTCGAGAAAGCAGAATCATCTATCTCAGCCGCAGTCGCCCCAAGACCAAATTCTGTGTTTGTTAAATAATCCCGAATGCAAAGTGCGGCATTTGTAGAATATGCAGTAGTGCTTGTTCTTGGGTCATAGACCTTTTTGCCCCTGACTTTGGCAGTAAAGTTTGGCAAACCTTGAGGAAATTTATCTTGGTCGAATACCGCCTTCACACCTAGCACCGCAAGACCCTTAAATTGATAAGCCGCCGCAGAGGTTCCCGACATTATCTCCATTGGTGATTGGGTATCAGTTCCAATAAGATAGTCAAAATTGAGAACCGTAGAAGAGCCTTTATAAGTAATAGTGTAAATATTGCCGCTTGGAGTTAGGGTAAATTCTTCATCATTAACATAGACCTTCTCAACAGATTGAATCTCATGTCCAGCCATCACAATGCTTTGAAACAAGGTGTCATTTTTTGACCCTGTGCTTTCCACATGAACAATAGTTCCACCTATTCGGGTTTCCCCGTAAACAACAAAAGAATCTGCCGCAGGTGAACGAACCGATACCAACTGGCCTCTTAACTGTTGCCCGAGGTCGAAGTCTTTTGGCGTTTCCGCAAGAAGTTGAGAGACTGTTGCAGTCGCGCCAGCCATAATTGCCGCACTCGCAATATAGGCAGTTGCACTACCAGAGATTGTAAATCCAAGATAAGGCGCGCCAAAATAAACCGCCGCCGCAACCGCCGCCGCAGTAACAACCGCCTTAAAAACTGACTTAAAACTAAATTTGCCCATTATCTACCCCAAGAAATCTGTCGGTCTTGAAGATTTGCTACATTAGATAATGAATTATCCCCCGAGAAACGCTTTAACTGCTCTTCGTTTGTTAGTTTGCGCGCTCTTGGTCTATCAAGGTCAATTAAAACATTCTCAATCGAAATGCTAACAGTTGCGGTTTCACCATTTTCAGATAAGGCCATAATATCCATGCGACCTGCGAATATCTGATACATATCGGAAACTGGATTGTTTGTAGCATTTAGCGCGCCAAGATAAACCTTCGCAGGTCTGCCTCGATAGTTCTCTTGTAAAAGCAAAGAAACAATTGTGCTTTCAAGACCGCTAAAAGTTAGCGTCATTCCGTTTGCGGAGAGGTCAGTCGCCTCATTTGTAGAGGAAAAAGACAGAACCGTTCCCGAGCCTGTCCATACCTCAGAATTTACATTTATATCCCCATATCCTGTCCAAAATCTAATATCGCCAGAATCGAACAGTAATTCAACCGCATAAAACGGTTTTAACTCATCCGCATTTAATTCCGAGGAGAGTGCTGATGGGAGACTTCTAGCCATATCACAGAGCCTCCCTAGCCGCGAATGTCATGCCATAGAAGGTCGCCTCATTGATGTCCCATGCTTGAGCATTGGAAGAAAGACGGAAGACACCCTTGGCGTTAGAAACGGTTATAGCGGCATTATCAGATGGTGATGTCCTAATGTCAGGCCAAATGGTTAGAGTCGCTTGCCCGGAGCCATTAGAATTAACATCATCCAAAACCTTGTATAGTTGAGAAGATGAATCAGAACCCAACTGGATATAGTCCCCGGCCTTCAGAATTCCTGTTGTGCTATTTGTCCAACCATCCGTTACCAACTCGTTTCCTGATTGTGAACCGCCGTTTACCAATGGTGTTCCCGTTGCAACTCCCCGCGCAGTCCCACCATTGGGGTCGCCCAAAAGAAATGTCCCATAAGACCCATTCAGTTTTAGTAAGAAAGAAATCCAATATTCCGCATCTGCGCGTTTCATAGGCGGCAAAGAAATCTCGGCCTCCCAAAACTGGCCTGTATATTTGTAAATCTGTTGCTTTGCAGTAAAGGGCGACTGAGAAACACCGACCACATTGTTCGCAGTCAGGCGAATCTTCGCAAGTCCTTTATTAGTCGGCAAAGATAGGGGATATGTGATTGCCATGTTATGCCATCATCTTTGCAAAAGAACCGCCGCGCCGATTTGCATCGGCAACTGCCGCCTTGGTTGACTCAACAATCCTTGGCAACATCCCCATCACTTCCGCACGAACCGTCTGAGAAACACCCGTAGAGATGTTAATCGTCTGGTTTACTACCGCCCCGCTACCACCCAACTGATTGTTGGGAACAATTGTCCCGGTCTTTCCGGGAACAAACATTTCTGCGCCCTTCTCGCCAACCATATACGCCTCACCCGCGTTTACGGTTCCACCGAGTGCCTTGCCACCGCCAAATATACTCGAAAAGATTCCAGAAAAACCACCTGCGCCAGAGATTGCCTCTCCAAGAGGTTTGGTGATTGATTGTTGAATTTGAATTCTAATTAAATCTTGAACGATAGAAGCCGCCATAGACTTGAACGCATCTTTAACAGACATTGTTCCCATCATCACGCCAACTAAAGCATCTTCTAAATTAACAAGAGTACGAACCGCCATATTATCTAGCGCATCTGCAACACTAGAAATTGTTGAGATGTATTTCTTCAGAGAAGTATCGTTAAGTTCAATTTTGGGCAAAGTGCTTGAATAAGCATCTTCAATTTTCTCAAGTGCGTTGTAATACTGTTCAAGAGTTATTAGGTTCTCTGCCTTGAGACTGTTAAGTTGTTGGATTGCGTCTTGATAGTCGTTAATTGGTTGCCGAGCCATCTTAAAGACCGCAATCAATTCTTCGTTGCGCGCAGTCAATCTTTCTGTGATGCGTTTTTCTTCGTCATCATTCATTGAAAGATTTTTTTTGACCGCCTCGCTTGCTTTCTTGGTTCCTTGCTGAACAGAACTTAAAAATTTGTTGTAACTATTTGTTGCTTGTTGAGCCTGACCATCAAAATCAGGCATAAACATATCAAAGGTTCCAATTGCATTTTCTGTGTCAGCAACAACTTGTTTTCCTTTTTCCAAAGACGCAAAAAAAGAATTCAAACCCTTTAATATCGGGCCGAAAATAGTTGCCGCCATTTTTTGTAAATTGATAACAATCTTATCAATGTTGTCATTAAACTCTGATGCTTTTTGAGCATCTTCCGCAGTAAAAGACGCGCCAAATTTTTTGAGTTCTGTACTGCCTTGATTTAGGACAGGAATTAGTTCTGCGCCAGACCGCCCCAAAAGTTTCATTGAAATGTCGGTTTTTACTGCTCCGTCATTTGCGCTCGAGAAAGCATCAGCAACCTGATAAAAAATATCAATTGGTGCTTTGTTTCTAAGTTCTTCTTGAGTTATGCCTAAAGCCTGAAAAGCCTTTAACTGTTCCTGAGAACCGCTTCCAGCCTCGGAAATTGCTCGATTAAGTTTGATTAAGCCCGTGGTAAGTGTTTCGGTATTGGAGCCGTTTAACTTAGCCGCATTGCCTAGCGCGGATAATTGCTCAACCGTGAAACCTGTTTGCATTGCAACATCATTCAACCTATCTGCAAGGTCGATGGTGCTTTTCATAAACGAAACAATACCCGCAACCGAGAATGCCGCCGCAAGAGGTGCGGCAATGCCTCTTAGCGCACCCTGAAGACCATTGATGTTATTCTGAACAGAACGAAAAGCCGCCGAGGTTGCATCAACGGCGGTTATTCTGATTTGTGTTCCGTCTGCCATCGCTCACCTTGAAATATGCAAACCACTCATTTAACTCTGACAGAGGAATATCTTCTATTTCCTCTATCGTTTTACCTAGCCTGTCTGCCAAAGAAATGAGGTTAAACCTTAACGGACAGGATATTAGTTTTTTTCGTGTTCTTCGGTCGTGGTGATACCCGCAAACATCTCAGCCGCAACGCGAGAAACAACAGTAATCTGCTCCCGCATCAAGAATGGTTTATCTTCAACCGTGAACAATTTCTCACCTTCTTTGTCCTCAGCCTTTTGGATGATTAAATCAACCATCGCCGCAATGCTCATGTTTTGCAAAAAGTCCTTATGCTTACGCTGTAACTTATCAACATCAGCACAGGTCAACGGACTAACCCACATTTGCAAAGCAGAATCATCACCCCATTCTGCAACCTCAATGACTCTTCGTGCGGCCTGACGCTTTGCCGCAATGCGCTCACCGAGTCCCATTAGACAGTAGACTCACTTAGCGCGCCTGTGCCTTGTAGCGTAAATGAAGCCTCGACCATTCCATCAAAAGTTGCGTTTACGGTTTTCCCCGTTACGATTGCGCTCCCGGTGTAATAAATATCGCCTGTGGTAGCACCCTCTGGGTAGACATTGAGAGTAACAGTTGAGCCGACATCGAAAGAACCCTGACCCGTTGTGTCAGTCTCATCCCAAAAGCATTCGACCGAAGCCGTAAAGGTCTTTAGACCTGCTTTATAGGTGCGCGAAGAATCGCCCATGCTTGAATCTTCAATGGTATCACCCGTTTCCGAGATGGTATAAGAACGGATTTCGGCAATTGCGTTTGCGCCGCTTTTAACCGTTCCCTCTGAACCTGTATGAGTAGCCATAAAAACCTCCTAAAATAAAGTTAAATTTTACAATCAAATCGCCACTTCAAGGTCATTTTCTCGACATTGATAAGTGACTGCCACCGTGATTCTTGCGATTCCAGTAGGTTTTTCCCCATCGCCAGAAAATTCGGTTTCGATGGATGTGACTTTTGTTTCTTTTGCTTTCCCGCCTCGGGTCACATCTGTGTCTAAAGCCTCCTCAACCTCGAGGCAGATTTGGTCTAGGGTGTCATCCAACCCACTAATCGCAAGGGCATATGCCTCGATTAAGACCTCTAGGGTGCGGGTTTGAATCCGTGGCCTATTTAGGGTTGAGAATTCTATTTCTTCGGTATTTGTATATACACAAAGTCCCGGCATCTTGTCTGAGGCCAAAGGATAAACCCGAGAGGCATAAACCCGAGTCGAGGTTGTTGCCAACCCCGTGACGGTCGTGATTATGTTGTCTCGAATCTGTTTCCTCAGATGGCTCATTGTTTCTCAAGAATGAGTTCGGTCATTCCTGTCCCATCTGATTTAACAACCTTGACCTTATAAGTCACCGCCGAAATGACCAAAGTTGAGTTTTCAACCGCCGTAGAAACATCCGCAGTCCTGCAAAGGAAACGCGGTTGCAAAAGAGCATAGCCAACATTGCCGCCCGTATCGACTTCAATATAGTCATTATCAAATACTCCATTAACAGTTGATGATTGACCGCCAGTTGTCGCGGTAAATGTAGCCGCAACCCCGAAGTCATTTATTCCAACAAAAATTGCGCGCTCAGTTGCCGTTTCGACTGCCATATCAAGCCTTTGTGAATATCACATCACGATGGATTCTGTTGGCAACTTTATACCCCAAATCCGCGAGTAAATCTATCGTTTCTTGGTCTTCAACCCCATATCGCTTGCCGAGTCCCTTTAACTCCAAGCAGATGATAGGAAAGGATTTCTTGATTGTTTCTATCGCACCTTCAATCGCAAAATGTTCGAATCCTTCGACATCTAACTGAAGCAGGTCGCAGTCCTGAATATCGAGGTCGTCAATCGGAATGATGTCAAACTCATTGCCCTCTTTGACTTGGTGCGCGCCGATATTCTCAGGGTCGATATGGTCGATTGCGCCTGTGCCACTTTGTAGCCCAAAGGCAACATTGCGAATCATTATGGTTGCGTAGTTTCGAGTGTTAATCTCCAAGGCCGCAAAGTTTGCCTCGTCAGGTTCAGCCGTATAGACCCGTTGAAACCTCTTGGACAATGCAATAGGCCAAATCCCGATATTGCCTCCAGCCTGAATTACAGTTCTAAACTGTTTACAGTATGAGGCAATCGTTGGGATGTCATTTACTTCGCGGAGGATTATTTGTTGGGCAACGGAATCGCGGATTGGAATCATCCATCCGCTTCGGTTTTCAAGTTGGATAGGCAATTTGCTTTTGCTCCCAAGGTCTAGGTTTGCCGTGAAAAATCACTATTTTATCTTCAGGCCGCACCCCATGAACGGATATATTCGCCTTGTAGGAAACAATCCCATCTGTGATGTCTTGCCAAAATGTCGCCATGTGTAACTTGTCGTAAAACATCTTCTCTAGGAAAGTTTGGTCGCCACCCTCGCAATAGTCCGGGGTAGCCAAGAATGAATCAAAAACAAAGTTTAATGGTTTCTCCCAATACATCATCGAGGATTGCATGGCGTGAGGATTCGACCAGCCTCTGTAAACATCTCGCAGAATCACGAAGTCCTTGCCTTTAGCGGCCTCCACGATTGAGGAACAGTCTTTAAGCAAAACGGTATCAAGGTCAAAAAATAAGACAGGCGGTTTAAGTTTGAATAACTCAATCTTTGACCACCACCCCTGCCAGTTGTGAAACAGAGGGATTGTTGGGCAATGCATCTGCTCTAAGTCGGTCAAACAAACAAACTCATGCGGGGGTAAGAAGTCCTCGCACATATCGCGAAGATTGTAAACATGACGGGGAAGATACTCCCCGCCAGACTTTAAGACGCAACAAACGGTGATTTTTTCCATGTCCGTTTGGATAACTTTGGTTGCGGCGAATCCTCTAACGCAACCGCACGATTTTCTACCGAAGCCTTTTGAACATAAGGAACTGCCTTGCCGCGTGACATCAACCAATCGGCATCTGAATCTTTGACATCAATGACATCGCCGCAATCGCGGTGTTCGCCATCCCAATGTACAGGGTTTGTGATTTCAACTTTCATTGGTGTAACTCCTTTAGTCTGCCTGAAACAAAAAACACTCTATCAGGATTTTGCAATGTTAACAAGAATTGTTTCCATCTGGTCAAGTCATCTCTAGCGGATATGTGCTTGGGTTGAAAGGGTTCCGATTGACTTGCTTGCCACCAATATTCCCGACCATCTCTATTTTGATATTGGTCGATTCCGCAGACATAGATTGTTTCAAATCCCATTTGGTCGGCAACCCAAACTGCTTTTGCCCCAGAGAAACCTATCGCGGGAGCCTCGCCACAATGGATAAAGTCTTTGCGGTCGCGCCATTTGTTTAGATTGGAAACCTTGTAGCACCCGTCTATATCCTCAATATATTTCCACATTTCTCTGTCTGAGAAAACAATATAGTCGAGAGGAAGGATAACGGCGTGTTGGTTAACGCCTATCAAAACATCCACCTGCGGAATGCTTCTTAGGTCTTTAGGTAGAGAAACGCCACCTCCAAGAATCGCGCAAGTCTGACCTTTATGGAAATCTTTGAATTGAGATAAAAATTTCATAATAAAAAAGGGCGACCTTTTGAGCCGCCCCTTTATTCAATCGCCCTAGATTAGACGGTTGTTACATCTTTGATTGCCGCAAACGACTCGGCATGACGCAACTTGATGTCGATGTCTTGGAACATCGCAATGCGGGTTGCGCCTGTGCTGGAGCCAGTATAGGGGTCAACCAGAATGTCAAGACCGCCCCACATACCAATCATCAACTCGTTGAAGTTACCGAAGATAACTGCCGAGCAAACACCCGAAGAGGTTCCTTTGGTGAGGTCGCTTGGAACAGTTGTCGTGGAAACAACATTGTAGCCAAGTACGCTATTGGTGTCGTTCAGGATGAAGTTGCCCTCAACACCTGAAGATTGGCGCGCAGTCTTACGCATTGCAGAAACAACCTTCGGGTTGGTCAAGAACGACAGACTTCCCGTTAATGCGTTGTCGATTGCAACTTCGCGCTCGAGGTCAACCAATTTTGCGTAGGTGATTGCGCCGCCGTTTGTACCCATAGCAACCGAACCAATTCCATTCGTGCCGAGGATACCTGTTGGCTCATTTGCACCGCCGCCTTCGATAGCCACATCGTCAATCTTGACTGCAAACTGACGGGTGATGTCGTCACGCAACAGTTGGTCAACAGAGGGGTCGCTCTGCATCATCAACTTGCGGGAAATGTCCACATAGCCAGCCAAAGTCTTTGGCGACATAGTGATTTGACGGAAGGAAGGTGCGCCTTCGGTCGGTGCGTTGTTCTCAGCAACAAACGCAACGGCAGTCGTAGCGTTCATAGCGGGGATTGCAACATCACCTTTCAGGCCAGAAATCATTCTTGCGCCCATGCCCATAACAACAACATTTGCGCGCAATGCGTCAACAAACTCAGAGCCGAGCCACTCTTCGGGAACCAAGTTCGAGCCATTTGCGGGGGAAGTTGTCAGAATGTCACGCTTGAAGATGTCCGTGGGAACATAAAAACCGCGTGGGT